AGAGGGCTACGGGGGATCTGGGATTCTTTCCCGAATCTCAGAGGCTATGTCTTGGTCTACGGTGACCAAGGACTCGCGAGAGACCTTGGCCCAGCGGATGAGCGCGGAGCACCCCCATCTCCTCGAAAGAGGACGACAAGGGGCCACTCCCAGCCGCCGGAACACCGCGGACCTACTTGTCCTGTCTGGTCTTCCCGCTACTCTCTTCCTCTTGAACTTGTCTCCTTCAGCGAGCCTTATCTCATCTTCAATGAGACAGGACTTGAAGGACATCAAGGACTCAAGAGGCACGGGGGTGTCACCGCTTCCCTGGAACCACTGCTCGGTCGCCCGAACAGCTCTCCAGTACGAGGAGGCGTGCACCTGCCGCACGAGAAGACGCGGGAAGAGGCCCACCTCGCGGAATGGCTTCTTGCCAATGAGGTCCTGTGCGATGACGGCACTCGGTCCCCTGGATACCAAGGCACCGAGGCGACACCGCACAGAAACCCCAACGGCAAGACCGCGACCCGTGTATCCGAGGCCACCCACCTGCACCGGAAGATGCAGGCGGGGATCCTTCACGATCCACGGGAAGCGTCCCTTCATAACCCTCTCCATCCTGCGCAACCAAAGGTTCTCAAGCCTCTGGTCCGCCTCCACCGGTGCCCGAAGGACCGGCGGAGGGATGGAGGGGGGGAAGAAGAGAGCCATTCCGTCCTTCGAGTACTCTCTTGGCAGAGCCAGGATCTCACAAGCCGTCCACGAGTGGTCGGCGAGGAAGGTCTTGGTCCTGTTGAGCGACGCGCCCACGGAGGCGACGCGATCGGCGTACACGTCGAGTGCACTCACCAGCGGGTGAGGTACTGGACGATAACGACCGACCGCGTCATCTCCATGGGTCAGCGACCGCTCGAACGCGCTGGTAGCCCAGGCGTTCACCCAAGAGAGCACGACGAAGGAAAGAGGTGTGCCCATCGGACTCCCTCTGAGGAACGACCCTTCCCCGATCTTGTCACCAAGATCAGGGAAGCTCCAGGTCGCTCCTCGCTCCAACCCGAGGGACCGCAGCGACATGGTGAGATCCGCAGGACGGATCAGACCACGCGCTGCGAGCCCTTCGATGACTACCCGGACAGAGTCGTGGGACAGGCCGTCCGTCGCCTTGGACAAGTCCAAGGAGGCGAACCGCCGCCCACTCTTCTGATGCATTCCGCCGGGAATCTTCCGGGACCCGCCGTCGATACGCCAGTGGCCAGGAGCCAACCAGCGCAACGACGAGCGAGTCCAGCTTCCTTCCACAAAGGTCAAGCAGTCGGGGACACCAACCACCCGAACCTTGTAGCCGGGAGCTCTGAGCGCGGTTGCCTTCATGCCAAAGGGTTTCCCCTGAGACCTGAGGTACAGCAACCCCGCACAGCGATAAGATTCCCTCAGGTCTGCAGACACCCCGACACATGGCTGCAGGACCGTCGACGCCCTTCTGAGACAGAAAGCGCCGAGAGAGTCCCCAGCGTAAGCATGGAAGGAGGCCTGGGTTGCCCCAGACTCCTCACACATGTGACCGAGGTGTTCCAGGTAGCCATCGATCCCGCCTCGAGTGGCAGGCCACTCGAGACAGGACGAGCTGGAGGAGGGAAGCCGCCTTGGATGACGGAGGACTCCAGAACCACTCACGCCGGGCGTGAGGGCTACGAAGCTCCGAAGGGAATCCAGGGTGGCAGCCGATGTGGGAAACGGTGCGCTTGCCATCAGCTTGGCCTCTTGAAGGTGCCTGACGCACTCCCGGAGGGGAGGCTCAGGCAACGACCTCGAGAGCCGAGTGAAAGCAAAGCCGTTCTCGGGCTCGCGTACTGCCAGGTAGCAGAACGTGTCGACTACATCTTTCCGGATGCAGCACGGCACATTCTTCCACCTCTTGGAGTGCAGAGCGGACCCACGAACGTTGTGGCACAGCACCTTCAACTCCTTGACCGTAAAGGCGAGCCCCCTAGAGGGCAAAGTCTTAACGACCCAGGAGTGAAGGTGCCAGGCCACGCGCATCGAATCCCAGCCAGACAGGACAAGACCGCTCCAGCAAGTTGTCCAGACTTGCTGAAGTGGAGACATATCGCCTCCGCGGTGCCGGTGGGCACGTGCTCCCTTACGGGAGGGCGTGCCCGACTGCTCCGTCGGAAGGCTCTTTACAAGTAGCGTAAGCCGCTTGTAGGTGTTCCTTTCGAG